GCAACCGCTGCTCCAGCGGGAGGACCAGCAACAGCTGAAACGGCAACACCACCGGCAGCCACGATCGTTGCAATCGTGATCTCCTTGCCGAGCTTGACGCGTTGTGCGTGGCGCGCCAGAGCCTCTGCCTCAGTCATGGCCGGCTTCTTGGCTGCAGGCTTCTTGGACGAAGCAGCAGACTTCTTGGTTGTTCCACCGGACGTTGCCTTTCTCACGCCCCAGTGCATACCCTTCACACCGAAGTGTTCAAGGGCGACGTCCTCTTCGATGATCACAGGAAAGCCTCCTTGTTGGCCTTGAATGCGACGTATGCGTCAAGAAGAGCCGAGACATTGTCGATCTTCTCGTCGCTTCGCTTCTTCAATAGCTTGCGGTTACCGTTCGTGTCCTCAACGGTGATGCAGTTACCCATGGTGTAGGTCATGATCTGCTCGTCAAAGAACAGAACACGCTCCTCGCTGAGGGTCTTGATCTCACCCAGGGGCACAGACTCAGTCTTAGCTCCCTGGATTACCTTCTCGATACCGAACGGACCGTTCTCCTGCTCCCACCGAGACATGAACTCCTTCGCGTTGTAAGGGTCAAACCCAACTGCGCGAACGTCATAGCCCTTCGAGAGGATGTGGGCGTCCAGATCCTCATAGACCTCCATCATGTCAAGGACATGTCCGTTCATGATGTGGAGGCTGCCTTCTTCCCTGAACTGCTCGTACTTGTGGCGCTTGGCGCCAGGAAGCTTTCCGAGCGTTAGTTCAGTGATGTAGCTGCGTCCCTTGACACCAAAGGTGCCATTTTGACGAGGGAACAGGAATGTGAAAGCACAGAAGTCGTCGCCTTGCGACAGGTCGACTCCCATTGCACAAGGCAGTGAATCGAACCGGCGGAAGGGGTGCGGCAGCGTCTCTTCGTAAGGGAAGAAGTAGCTGAAGCCCTCCATCGGCAGACCGAAGCGCTTTGCCATGATGTCGTTCTTCGACGCAGGAGCCTTCTCGGCCCGCTCAACGTCTCGGTGGTAGACATCATAGGTAACAGTGAGATCAAGGTTCGGCTGAGCCTTGAGCCACATAGCGGGGTCGGCCACTTCGCTGATGTCATCAAGCTTGTAGTGCCAGATCGACACATGGGGGGCGTAGAAGTCACCCTTGAGGATGTCTTGGAGCTCCAGCTTGATGGTGTCACCACTGCCGTTTCGGACAGTACCTTCAGAACTGATGGCAACGATCAGGTAGTCGTCCAGCTTCGAAGCACCCTGCTCAATCGCGCCGACCACGTCTTCGCGAATGTCCCCCGAGAGCCACTCGTCCACTGTTGAGATCTTGGGACGCAAGCCCTGAAGCTTGTTGATGGACATCGGGCGGATCTCGAGCAACGAGTTAGTCAGGAAGTTCTCGATGCCCTTCTTGGTTGAAGCGAGCTTCTGGCGAAGGAACTTAGCACCGACGGTGTTCTGAAGGGAACCCTCGGTGAGGAACTTGAAGACTGGACCACGAGATCGGGTGATAGCAGTCCTGATCGGAGACATTACCTCCTCCGCCTGCTTCATTGTAGGAGCAGTTGTGATCTGGTGCGTCGTAGACGTATCCACATTCAGGAAGTAGGACTGAATGCAAGAGGCGTACATTGACTTCGCCGCACCACGAGCCACAATCAGGTACTGCTTCTTAGTCAAGCGTTGCTTGACTGCCTTCTTCACGAACTGCCCCTGCTGCCCGTCAGTGCCGGGAACGTAGACACTTCGCTCGACGAACTCATACCACCCGAAGATCTGCTCTGACCACAGCTTGAATGTGAACAGCAGATTCAGATCGGTGCCATCGGTAAGTGTGAGCTCATTCTCGCAGTAGAGAATGAACCCATTCACCGCCCCATCGTCGTAGTAGAACCGTGGATCTTCGATGAGACGGTCGATCCGGTTCATCTCCATGGAGATCTCCCGGTTTACTGGAATCTCCCCACGCAGTACCGCATCTCGGAACAGGCCGTAGTAGTACGGAACTGCTGTGTTGGAGAGACTCAAGTTTTCACCCTCTTCCGATCTTCACCTTTGCTGGGTTGACCTTGAACGCCTCGGTGGTCGAACGCTCGCCCAGATCGAAGAGATCCTTCTTGAGCGTTCGGTTTTCCTTGTGGACCTTCATGATCTCGTTCTTCTTCTTCATCTCGGCGAGCAGCTTGTCGCCCTTCGACGGCTGGTTGATCCCGAGCATGTCTTCGACCATCTTCTTGCCGAGCTCTCCGGCCTGGTTGGAAGCCTGCTCAGCCGCAACCTTCATCAGAGAGTCCACCACCTTTCGGCCAGAAGACCGATTGGCCATGGCCTGCTCAGCAAGGAGAGCCCTGTACTCCTTCTGGAGCTTCATCTCGTCGACCTGCTGCTGGAGCTTGGTCTTTTGTCCAGTGGTGAGCTGAGCGAATTCTTTCTCCGCCTTGACTCGGTTGGTGATCACCTTCAGCTCTTCGTTGGAGAGAGCGTGGTGACCCTTTTCGGCAGCCTTAGTGAGGGCTGCCACTGCTCGATCGTGATCGGCAGACTTGTGCTCGGGCTGATGGCGCAGGTTGACTACACCATCCTTGTCGACGTCGCTGGCCTTCGCCAGGACCTTGCCGGGCTTTCCGTTGGGCTTGATCTCGTGGAAATCGCCGGTCTTCTTGTTCCGCAGAAGCGCCATCTGGCTAGTAACTGTGCCATCCGGACCGTCTTGGCGACGAACGCCCCACTTCATGCCCTTGATGCCGAAGTGAGCAAGCTCATTGTCGACCGCATCAGCGATAGCGTTGAAGTCCATGATTCCTCCTTCCTAGAACAGTGGCTCTTGCTCTGGCGCAAGGACCGGGTAGGGGCTAACCCACTTGGTCTCTTCACGCGTCTCGTTGAGGCGCCATTCGGCCTCTCGGATCTGCTCCTTGTATGCGTCGAGCAAGAAGGAGGTAGTCGGCGGATCGAAGACAAGCTTGACCTTGAGAAATACGTAGGTCTGAGCGTTGTTCAGCCGCGGATTGGGGCCGAGAAGGTCTGGGCTGAGAAGCTCATCCCAGACGTTCTCCCGGTTCTTGATCGCGTACCCGCTATCAGGACCAACGCCAACCTGGCTGAGAGTCGAGAGTGCCGAGTTGGTGAACATGATGAGCTCCGAGTCGTAGCTTGTGTCGGCTACGGGCACCCCGAGAGCTTCCTTGACAGAGTCCAGGATGCTGTCCGTCATGGACTCTCCTCCTTTCTGGTTGACGTTGGTCCTGATGGGTTACTTCTTGGGCAGATGGTTGATCTGCTCGTGGATGTTGTCGAAGACGGACTTGACCAGACCGGTGCGGCCGGCGTGAACAGCGTCGGAGAGCAGCTTCAGGCGGAGGACTCGGTCCTCGTGGAAGGTGTCAACGAAGCGGTCAACGCGCGTGTCGTGCTCGTCACCGGGAAGGCGACGAACCTGACGCACGATCTCGTTGCGGACGAGACGAACCGTTCCGGTGCGACCCTGCGCCACGGCCTCGTCGAGCAGCTTGAGGTCGTAGGCGCCATCGCTGTCCAGGAACTTCTCGATCCGGGTCGGCTTCGGCTTGGGCGGAAGCGGGATCGCCAGACCGGTCATGGTCTCGGACCACCCCAGGTAGCGAAGACCCCAGTGCTGCTCCACCCAGTTGAGCGAAACAGTGGCGACCTTGCCGGAACCGCCGGCGTCGGTGGAACGGATCATGCCGTTGCCGAGAGAGATCGCTCGGTGGCCGAAGCCATGAGCGCCTCCAGCCCAGGCGACGGGAGTTCCTCTAGGGGCGTTCCGGTCCTCGTGCTTGGCGTGCAGCGGCTCGCTGCGCCAGCCATCGACCGCGTCGGCGTCGCCGTCGTGGTCACGGTCTCCAGCGGAAGGAGCACCGAACATCGTTCGGGTCCAGAGCTGGCAGGTCCCGGGGCTGTTGGTGTGGGATGCCTCAGCTCGCTGGGCAGCCTGTTCACGGTTGTACATAGTGCTCCTTTCTTAGCTCACCACGACTTTGTGTCGCCAGGGCGACGTTCGACGAAAGGCCGGGGAAGAAGCTGTTCGTCGCCATAGTGGATGGCGTTGTGGGTTCGGTGTGTTGTGGTAATGAGGAACTCGGGATCGAGATTCGACTCGTTGGCTTCGGTGATGTCTCGTACACCCATGGGGTTCATGTGGTGAATATAGACTCGATCGAAGATCTCCATCCCCTCGATTCCCAGATCACATCCGAGGTCTCGAGCGATGACGTGTTTACGGATGCGACGCCACTGAACGGACCTGTAAAAGTCCTGATTGATCCAGCGGTCCCATCCGAAAGTCGCTTCGCCGACTTGACCATTCAAGGCCAAATAACGATAGCGATCCGTGAAGCCTTGTATGCGACGAAGTTCGGAGTAGCTCCTAGTAATCGTCATGGAAGTCTGACGTCTCGTGAGTCTGTCCTGAGTACCTGCGCATTGCCTCAAGGGCCTCGGCGTAGACGGTCTCAAGACGTGCGTTGGAAGCCATCTGTTCGATCTGAGCTTCCTTCAGGAGGTTCTCGTGTCTGATCTTCTCTTGCTCTAGAGCTTCTCGTGAGGAAGCCAGCTTGAGAAAGTGGACGTACTCCTGTGCAGAAGCACGCCCACTTCTCATTCGCTTCTCAACTTCGTCGACAGCCAAAGCAATCAGCTGCTGCTCTCGAGCCTCAGGAGTAGTTGCCGGCCGGCGACGAGTGTTATCAGACGGCATCTCTACTCCTTTCGATCAGAGACGCGGGCCGCGGTTGCCGCGGACGATGAAAATGATCAGCGCGAGGATCGCGAGAATGATCAGAACGGTCAGAAGGACGTTCGGCATGTCTTACTCCTCTCTCCGGTTAGGCCGTCCGCTTCCACATGTAGCATGTGATGTAGGGCGGCAGGGTGCTGAAGGGCTGAGTGGTGCCATCGGTGTTACCACCGGCCGAACCGGTGGTTCCGGCAGTGGCTGCACCGCTGCTTCCCACGAAAGTGGGGACGTCAACGGTGTGGCTGTGCGTGTCGTTCCAGGTCTGAGCAGTGGCGTTCGTGCCACCACCGCCAGTAGTGTCGGCGATGTCAGAGACTCGAGGGAATGAACCCGAACCG